TTTTTTTTGCACTATTTATTACTAGATAAAAACATAATTAAAACATCCAGTAGTTAGCCATTCCGATAGACCTCGGTAAGTGGCACAGAGTGAAAGAACGGATCCCGCTTTAAAGAGCCAGAGAAATCCGTATAGAACATGGACAGAGTATAGGCCCAGGAAGCATCGCAGTCCGGCAACCACAACAAGATATTCTTGTCGAACTCACCGAATTTCCTAAAAACCTCGTCTCGATAGTCGAACCAAGAGATAGCTTTGGAGACACTAATAGGACTGATCTCCTTAACTATCCTGCAAACACGACGAGCAAGTCCATGGGCATCACAATTGCCAGCAGCATCTATCATCAGTCCGAATGCCTTCAGGTAGAGACCAGCTAGCTTATCACCTGAAGGATGATCCCAAGCATAAGGATGATTGGGAAGTTTGACAACATAGTCATCAGTGGGCCGCCAAATAACAATGCGGTCCCACTGCTCCGAGTCAGGATGGATATATTCCAACCTCTCGTTCAGCTTAACATAATAACGCTGAAGAAAACGCACACCAGGCGACGCCATACGCCAACTGCCATCTCGTCCCTGCTCCAACCTAGAGAAGAACTTATCCACGTGAGTGTTCAGATTGTCACCATCGACAATATCTGGAACATGAATAAAAGTCTGCTTGTCCTTCAGCGTCAAACGACACTTGGCAAAGGCAAGGGTAAGGAGATCAGGAGACTTGCCATCACTCGAGAAGAACCTCAAGAGCGATAATGGCACCCGCGCAATGTAGTCGTCACCATAGATAACGGATAACACATACTTAATCATCTTCCACCACTTGTAGCCACGAAACAAGTGAGCAATGGCACATATCATCGCTAGGCGCATGCAGATGGTATCAACGAGAGAGGTGGCCTTGTCACCGGAAAGAACAATGCCGACGACTAACCACCAATGACCCTCGAACATCTGCACTAGCTTGATATTACTCCATGCCATCTCGTAGGCGAAGATCTTCTCAAACAAATCTGCAGTAGTACCATTCGCAGCTTGCCAATCAAAAAACAAACCGCGAATCGCAGTAGCGAGAAAGTAGATCTCCGGAGTGATAGAGTAATCCAATGCACTGACATCCATCTCGATATAGAAGCAACCACCTGCAGGATTCATGACAGCAGGTGGGGATCGAAAAGCAGAGATGTATTTCCTAGCAATAGGATGACCGAGCGCAGCCAGAATGTTGGGTGTGGCATTAGAGAACTGAGAATGGCCGATCGTAAACCATGGGACCCTCCTCATGTCATAAGTAACAGGCTTGGTGATAAGCTCAGAGAACTTCTCTGCCTCAGCATGCTTAGTGGCAATCAAACGGATCTTGTTGCGATCTTCATCAGGATGTCTAGGTTCGCCCTTAGACATGATGATATTACCCCACGGGTGAGTAATGTCCCACAAGGAATAATCCCGCACAGCCATAAGATTGAGCATCCACTCACAAC